AACACTTCTATCCCCTTCGATTCCGCCAACACAGACTACCAAGCCTATTTGAAATGGCTGGAAGAAGGTAACACACCAGAGGCTGCTGATGAGGTGGTAAATGGCTGATGAGAACATTTCCTTGACACAAGCTCAACTAATGACTCATGAAGCTGTCTGTGCGCAGCGTTACGAGCAAATAAACCGACAGCTTGAAAACGGCTCTGCTCGAATGAACAAAATGGAGTATCTGATTTACGCTGTTCTCGCTGCTGTGTTGCTCGGGCCAGGTGCTGCTGCTGAGTTCTTCAAAAAGCTGATCGGCCTGTGATGTGGGCCCAGAGTACCTCATCGCTTTGCAGGCGCTTCGAGGTGCTTGGACGGGTATTCAGTACTGCTGTGACGCGCTCAATGGCGGAGCTGTTGAGATTCGTCAAGCAAAGAAAACAATCGAGGGCGGGGTCGCAAGTGCCAAGGCTATCTACAAAGAAGTCAGCGGACTGTGGGACTGGATTCTCAATCTCTTTGGTGCAGCACCTGCGCGAACTGTTGAATCTAAACCATCTGCTGATATTTCACCAAGCACACCAGCAACTATCGACGCGCCTAAAGCAAAAACAAAACGCAAGTCAGAGCCAGAGTACCTCGACGAAGATGCCGTTGTCCAGCAGTTCATTGAAGACCTCGGCACTTGGTTCGATGCCTACCATGAGCTGAAGGCAATCGCAGACAAAGCATACGTAGAGATTTTCAGCAAGGACGTTGTAGATCAAAAAGAGGTTTTAAAGCTCACGCAGTTGCAGGTAGAACTTGACAAAGCCTACCCAGACTTGATGAGCCAGATGACATCACGAGCACCGTGGCAGCTTGGGCCTATCTGGTCTAGGTTCAACGAGATGCAGGACAAGGTAGCAGCTAAACAGGAGGCCCGCAGAATACAAGAGAAGAGGCAAAGAGCCAAACGTGCGGCCGAAGAGGCACAACGGCGCAGTGACCAGATTGATCGCAACATGACATGGTTCTGGGCGATCACACTGGTTAGCTACTTCTGGGTGTTAATGGGGACTGTATGGATAAGCGCGAATCAAATGCCTTGATTTTTTTGTTGTGTCTGATCGTCGGCATTTTGTTTGCGTTGCTCTTCTTGGCGTTGCTGGAGGCTGGCAAGTACAAAGGCAGGCTGGATCACAGCACGCGCGAGAATAACAGGGCGGCAATCGCATTGCGCGAGAGTCGTGAGAAGTTGGAAAGATTATTAAAGGCGGTGAAAGCCACCGAGAAAGGTGAACAGTGAGATACGTTTTATTGATGATCGCTTTGGTGGCGTCCGTCTTCATCTTTGGTGAAGATCGCTATCGCTACCCATGCCAAAACCCACGCAACTGGGACAATATCGAGTGCAAGCCACCGATCTGCACCGTCGAAGGCACATGCCCAGACAAATTACTTCCACCTGAAATGTTACTGAAGGACGAAAAATGACATTCGCTGAAAAACTCAAAAAGATTCTGTGCATCATGCTTGGCATTGATGGCCAGCCATTCATTCCTGAAGAGCGCATGACCGTCGAGCAGATTCAGGTGCGCGTGTGGGCTGTTGTGATTTTGACAATCGCGTTCGTGTTCGCATCGACTGTGCTGATTGCAATCATCTCTCTGATTTTTACTATCCAGCCAATGCTGCGTATGGCTCCGATTGACGCGATCTTTGCCAAGCAGGTGAACGATGCAATGCTTCTGTCTGGCGGAGTTCTTGGTGGCGTTGCTGGCATGACATTCGTGAATGCTGGTGTGAATTACGTCTACAAGAAACTGACTGACGAAATACCTCCACCAGCCAAGGATGAGCCAGATGCTGCGTGATGTAGGGCTATTTGTATGCTGCCTTGCCATAGCATTCACAGCTGGCAAGTACCAAGAGCGCCAAGAGATAAAAGCTGAAGTCGAGCGCATTGAATCGTCGATGCGCGACGAGGCTGCTGCCACAACACAGAAACTTGAAAAGGAAAAGCGTGATGCTGAAATTAAAGTCAACCAGCTGCGTGCTGATGTTGCTTCTGGCGCTCTCAGGTTGTCAGTCCGTGCCAGTTGCTCTTCCGGAGCTTCCACAGGGGATTCAGAAGCGAGAGCCGAACTTGACGCAAAGACTGCTGACGACCTTATCGCCATCGCAGCAGACGGCGACAAAGCCATCATCGAACTGAATTCGTGCATTGATTTTTACAACAACTTGAGGGCTATTAAATGACGCAATTGACACCGCACTTCACACTGGAAGAGCTGACTCACACAGATCACCGAAATCTCGACAATACGCCAACTGAGCATGAAAAGTGCATCATCAACGGCAAAGAAGTGACTGTGAACGCAGTTGCGAACTTGCCTCGCTTGGCTGATTTCTTGGAGCAGGTGAAGGCTCTGCTGGGCGGCAAGCCGATTATGATCAACTCTGCATTTCGCTCTGAGGCCGTAAATAATGCAGTTGGCTCAAGCAATAAGAGCGATCATCGTCGCGGTTGCGCAGCTGACATTCGTGTGCCAGGTATGCTTCCAGATCAGGTTGTCAAGGCGATCATCGCAAGCAACCTTCCGTTCCAGCAAGTGATTAGAGAATTTTCTGATCCTGTCAATGGTGGAGGCTGGACTCACATTGCGATCACAACCAATGAAGGTGACGTACCAATGAAGTCAAAACTTATCATCGACAAGTTGGGCACACGCGCCTACGCTTAACTATCCTGCATATCTCTGGCCAGAAAAAAGAGAAGAATTGCCACCGTGAGGCCTGCTGAAACGAAGATCAACCCGATCAACGTCAGCAGGCTTTTTTCTTCTTCGCTCATGTATTTCGCTCCATCAATGTACGGATGATTTCCTTCGTGTAGTTCATTCGATTCGGTGACGGCTCCATGTTGTAGTCGCGCAGCAACTCAACGATCTCGCTGTCAGCAAGACCTTTCCAATTCTTTGGTTCTTTGTAGCCGACTTCACGATATGGCACTGTGATGCCAATTGGTTTTCTCATCTCAATCTTTCTTCAGTTTTGGCAGTGGTGCCCAGTGAGTGTAGAACGTATCTTTGCCGTTGTAGCTGCCGTACATTGCTACACCACCAGCTCCGAGTAGCTGCACCTTAGCACCACGAGGGCACGTCTCAATCGGTTGCCAAAAGTAGTTTTGATCTACTGCGGCTGCGCCTGTGCTGTCTAGCTGGGTGGTCATGTGTTCTTCTCCTTGAGTTTGGCTTCGACATTTCTTTTCGCCTGCTCACGGCTAACCATGATTCCTTTTTCATCTAAATTACATTGCAGCATTTCATCAGTGGTAAGCCCAACCCATGTGCGCTGTGGTGGGGTGGTGTAGAGAGGCGTAACTTCTGTTTGTAATGATTCTTTCACTTCAACAAAAGTTAAGCGGTCTGGCGCAATCCTGTCGTGAACAATCCACGCCACAGGATCCTGCTCTGGCTGTGAGTTTTTAGTGTCTTGCAAATTTTTCATGTTGTTCACCTCTTGCTTTTTGCACTGCTTGAGCAGCTAGTTCTATTGATTCGAAGTACCCAATGTTTTTTTGTTTACTGTTTACTTTGAGATACGCTTTCCATTTGTTGTATCGCTTGTCAAAGCAAACGCCTTTAACTCCACTTGTGTTGTTTTTTGGCGCTGACTGATTCCATTTGTTTTGTGATGCTGTTGCTTCTCTAAGGTTTTCAATCTTGTTGTTTAGCCTGTCACAGTCAATGTGGTCTACAAATTCAGGCATATAACCGTTGTGCATCTTGAATATCAAACGATGCTGCTTGTAGATTTTTTGGTTCAGCTTGACCTCGGCATATCCACTTCTAGCTACCCATCCAACAAGATTTCCAACCACAACCTTTTTTCGTGGGGCCTTCCAAAATAGAAAACCTCGCTCGTAATGAAACAGCTCTTTCAGTTCTTGCTGTGTTGGATCAAGCGCACGCTTCAATGCTTCTGTTTGTGTTGTCATTTTGTTTCCTTATGCAAAAGTAAGCAAGATTAGATACAAACCTAATCCAACACAAGTTCCAAGCTCGGAGCCAATTAAGGTGCATCCAACAATCAAACAAAACATATTTGCAATGGTTTCTTTGTCTTCTTTATTCATAACGGAGCCTCTGGCAGTTGTGCGCGTTGTTGTTGCGCGTATTCTTTGATTTGTTTGGCAGTCCACGGTGTTGGTGGATATGTTGGGAATGGCCATACACTCATTGCATATTCTCCCGAATCACAGACGGATCAATCTGCATCATCTGTTGGAAATAAACAGCAAAACTGGCTCGCGTATCTGCTGGAAACGGCATCACATTTACACGGCTCATTGCCTCTTGCATTGCTGAATTCCAACCTGACAGAAACACGAACTTTGCTGCGTCTTGCGGACTGAGATCCATATCGCCATACAGCTTGTCGTAGTGGTCTAGTGCATTCATATATCGTCATCCTTTTCTACTGGTTCAACGCCTGATCCGTGGCATTTTCCACAGGTTGCACCGTCATACATGCCTTCCCCTGATCCGCTGCACCAAGAGCAGATCTCGTCTTCTGGCTCGTCGTCAATCATGGTTGTGCTTTTGTGCTTGCCCAAGGTGGTGTAGTCACCCAGCGCGTCTTAATGACTGGCTGGCCAGATTGAACTGGTGCAACAGTATTCATCGCATCAAGTCTTGCAGCCTTTTCTGCCTTGCGCTTCGCATCACGCTTGCGCTGGCGATACTGAGCGTCATACAAACGGCGCTCAACAGCAGCAGACTTGGGGCGCATTGCGTCTGGCGGAACAACCGCAACATTCCACACTGCGTGCCAGCCTCGTCCTGTTTTCGTGCGATCCCAACGCTCAATGTATGTGTCTGGCATTGCGGTCAGAATCACACGAATGTAATTAGCATCAATCTCAAGCTGATCTGCAATCTGCTGAGCCGTCTGAGCACTGCCAAGTTTGCGCAACAGGCTGCGAATGCGGCCTGTCTTTGCGTTCTTGTTCTTTGCGAATGTCATCGCTCGATGCCTTCCAGTCGATCTGCAACCAGCTTCGCATAGCCTGCGATGTCGATCCAGCTGTCTGCATAGTTTTGGTCGCCATTGATGATTCGGCCAATCTTGTGCGCAACCATCTCCAAGGCTTCCCACTGGTCGTCTGCAAGCACTTTATTGCGCTTGGCAAGCTCATTGGCCATGAATCGCTTCAAGCCCTGAGTGACCTCTGCGTGGCCAACAAATGTGCCGTATCGACTGCCGCGCTCTTCAAGTGTTTTTTCGATGTTGTTCATGCCGCATCTCCAGTCCGTTGACGCTTAGCCAGCCATTCGTTTACGTCAGATTCAGCCCAGATGACACGGTTCGAGCCAGGGAATACCAAGCGCGGTGGAAGTGTCTCTGGACGGCGAGATACATCGACACGGATCGTCACTGGCGAGCGGTGCAGAATCTTTGCTAGATCGTTAATTTTCAAAAGTTTCATGTTTGCCTTTGTGTTGTTGTGCAATTAGTATATCACGAAATGTTAAATGGTACCGTAAATTTTTTTATTTGTTGTTAAAGAGTCACTCTTTGATGAAGGTTCCCTGCGGCGTGAGGTAGCCTTTGCGGTCTTTGATCTGCTGGTACGCACCGTCGATACATGTCACTAGGTCAATGTCTTTGACCGCGCAAACCATGATCAGCGTCACAATGATGTCGCCAACAGCATCCTTGATCTCGTCGATGTCGTCTTTGTTGATCGCATCCAACAGCTCGGTCGTCTCTTCAAGCGTTTTGATTGCCTGAGACATAGCCGTTGCGTTCTGCACGATCTTGCGAGCCTCACCCCATTGCAAGACCTTCATTTCTATTTCCGAATAACTCATACCTTACCTCCAAAAACATCTGTATCTGCCTTCAGCTTGCCGCGACTGAGTTTCTGAATCTTCAGTTGCGCCATTGCGGGGATCTTTCCGCGCGAACGCCAATTGCTGATGCAAGGCTCGCCAACGCTTAGGACTTCTGCAAGCCTGCGTTGCGTTTTGTAGTGTTTTATTGCTTCATCTAGTTGCATGATTTGTTCCTAATTGTTCACAGTTGTGATTGTAGCATTCAGCTCTTTCAGCTGCTTGGGCTTCAATCTCAGGATGTCTGCTCTGGTAAGGCCGCAGGTCTGGTACGGGCCGAAGCCAGTCTTAACCTGAATCTCTGAGAGCTTATTGAAAATCTCCTCCTGCAACGCCTGCTTGGCCAGTCGTGCTTCGATGATCTTCTCTGCTCGTCCCTTGCTCATGCCTTGCTGTACGAGCTCGTCAACGGTCTGCGCTTTACCCTGCTGGAGCATCCTGTCTCGGCGCATCTTTTCGATCTGAGCTTGCTCGATCTCTTTGAGTTCACCTTCGATGTGCTCAATCTTGCGAGCCTTGATCTCGTACACATGGCCACAGTTCGGGCACACCGGTTGAGGCTCGTGGATTGAGAAGCAGTCTGGGCAGCACTTGACTTTGATGTCTTCTTCGTCGTCCAGCTCTGACTTCTTCTTTTTTTTCTTGACGCCTTCCAGAGTCCACGCGCGGTCTTCATCTGGCAAGCCGTGTCGCATGACGTTTCCAGCATGGTCGAGCAACACGGCAGTCTTGCCAGCAGCAGGGCGAAGGGCTCGACCCCAGCGCTGCAAGGCGTTCACCAGCGATTGCGTTGGAGCCAGATCAACCACGCAGTCAATCGTGACATCTTGCTGGGCAATACTGGCCAGGTCGAAGCCTTCACTCAGAATATTGACGTTCGTGATCACCAGAATCTTGCCGTTCGCAAAATCAATGATCGCCTTGTCGCGCTCAGCATCATCCGTTCCTCCGTCAATGTGAGCCGCAGGAATACCATTCGCGTTGAATTCAGCAGCAACGTGCTTACTGTGCTCGACGGAGACGCAGAAAATAGCCGTTTTGAGGCCGTTTGCGTGCTTACGCCAGTGTGTAATTGCGTCTCCGGTTATTTGGGGGCGATCCACTACCTCTTGCAAGTCTGAGGTGGCATAGTCGCCCATCCTCGTTTTCACCGATGACACGTCGATCTGATGCTGTGCTGTGAAGATGCGATACGGCGACAGAAATCCATTTTCGATCAACCACGACATTGGTGGCGCTTCGATGATGGTGTCTGCGTAGCCGCCGTGACCTTTGCCCAATCCTCGGCCATCCAGTCGTTGCGGGGACGCTGTGACGATCAGGCTCACGTTACCTACTGCTGGCCCATAACGATCCATTACACGACCCCATGCTGTGTTCTCGACGACATGGTGGCCTTCGTCTTGAATCACGATGGTTTTGGCTGGATTCGAGATTCGCTTTGACAGGTGCGCAATCGAAACGTCGATGTCAGAGAAGCGACCGACGATTGTTTGCACAGATCCGACCATTGTTGATGATGCCGGATCAACAAATGACTTGCCGAATGCTTTGAACTGCGCGACCTTGATCTGGCGAACCAGTGCAGGTGCTGCAATGACGTTGTGCGGCAATGCGAATCTGGCCAGTGAAAGGCTGATCTGACGAATGATTTCCTTGCGGTGCGCAGCAATGATGATTGCGTTGTTTTTCTCTGCGGCGTTCTTTGCGATGTAGCTAAACATCACAGTCTTCCCAGCTCCTGTCGCGGCTACAAGCAGTGGGCATTTATAGCCTTCAGCGAATGACTTGCGGACTTCATTTACTACGTCTTGTTGGTATGGGCGAAGAACGATACTCATAAACGCTCCAGCACAAGAAAATATGAATGATGAATTCGAGCGTGCTTCTGCGTCCGCTTTTTTGCGCCTTCAGTCTCAGGCATTGGCATACGATGCTTTGCAGCCAGAACGAACAAGTCTTTTAGTCTAAACATTCCAGAAGCCCAGTTGATAACATTGACGTGAGTTGCGTGCATCTTGTGGTTGTGAATGATATCTTGGCATTTGATGACGAAGATACCTTTGTGCCATAACACTCGATGAGCTTCTGAGATCGTTTCTCGATAATGCTTTTCAAGCTCGTCATATTTCCAGTAGCCACTAAATCTCTTACCCATAACTGAATTGTGCTCACGACCAGCTTTGATGTATGTCAGGAATGGTGGATCAAACATTACCGAGTTGAGAACATTGCTCGCCAGAGGGAGATCGGTACTACTTGCTTCAATGGTGTCTGGAGTCTGCGGATCAATATCAAATTTCATCAATGGATGCGGAAGATCTCTCCAGAATCCACCATTGCCATAAGTCAGATCGGCGCTGAATTGTTCAATTCCACATAACTCCATGATCGACTTGATGATGTAGTCCTGCTCATAGCTTACAGATTGAATCTGGCTCATTTACCCATCTCCTGCCGCATAACGAACAACTGGATGCGCTTCGCTCGTGCGATGCCAAACATATTGATGATCGTGTTGTTCACTGATCCGAGGCGCGATATTTTCTTGTTGCGCTCAGGTGCACCAACCGGATGATTGATGAACTCAGACATAGCTCGACGTAGCTTCTCGATCGCTTTCTTGCGCAATCTGATGCGGGGTATCACGCCTTTTTTTAGTTTGACTTTCGGCTGTTTCGTCGTCATTTAGGCTGCTCCGATAGTTTGTTGCCGCGCTTGTTCACGCAGATGATTTTTCCTGAGTCTGAAATCACGAACCAAGCATTAGGCCCGCCGATCTCTTGGCAGATCTGGTAAGCCTCTGACTTCGTTGGATTGCTTCCTATGTATGCCGTGTTGCGCACGAATGCGTGACCATCCAAGCATGACGACACAGCTAGGATTGCGAATACAGCCGCTGCTGCGTATATCCAGTCTTTCATGTCAACACCTTAGCATGTGCAGCTGCTGCGATTGCTTTCAGCAGCAATGATTCGCTTACAGCCTCTCCTGATTCTTTGAGTGGAACCGACTTAAAGAACTCTGGATTACTGATGAATGCAACGCTATTCATTCCGTCCATCACGAGGTACATCGAGTACGACTCATTCTTTGCCGTGTAAAGGCCAGCACCTGGCCAGTTCGATGAGACACTCCAATCTTTTGGCGCTTCATCCACTTCATTGATTTCGATCACGTATTTCATGCTGTTTCTCCTGTTGTTGAAACTCAAATATATCACACTTGTGAAGTTCTGCAAGAAATATTTTTAAAATATTTTTTCACACACGTGAAGTTCTGTGATACACTGAGTGCTCATCAACAACGAAAGTAAGTCGTGAACTACATCACCACAACCCTCACCAACGAGGAATACCACGCCGCAGAAGGCATCTCAAGTAGTCACTTCAAAGTGATGGAGCGATCAGCGTTGCACTATTGGCAAGCGTATGTGAACCCAGAGTGCGAGCAAAAAGAAGCAACCGCAGCAATGATCACTGGCACGGCATGGCACACAGCTTTGTTTGAGCCGCACAACTACAAGCGTGACTTTGTAGAAGTTCCGGATGGCATTGATCGTCGAACTAAAGAAGGCAAGCAACTGTTTGCTGACATTGAGGCTTCTGGCAAGCATCCGTTCAATCCTGACGAATACAAGCAGCCGCTGAAAATGGCAGAGCTGGCCAGCAAACATCCAGTCATGGCCATGCTGCTCAACCACGAAAACTGCATTATAGAAAACTCGATCTTTATCACAGACGAAGAAACATCGCTGACGCTGAAGATTCGTCCTGATCTGGCCATCATGCCTTGTGATCAGTTTCCGAATGGTCTGATTCTGGACGGCAAAACAACACAGGACGCATCTGCATCCGAGTTCGGTCGCTCATACTGGAATCTGAGCTACCACTACCAAGCAGCGTTCTACACCGATGTGTGGCAACGATTCTGGCAAACATCGGAACGTCCACCGTTCCTGTATTTCTGCCAAGAAAAAGACGCGCCATACGCTACAGCTATGTACTCAGCGCCATCAAAGATGATCGACTACGGCCACAAGCGTTATCGCGAGCAGCTGGCAAAGATCGTTGAATGCCACCGTAAAAACGAATGGCCAAGCTACTCGAAAGAGATTGTTAATTTGTCACTGCCTGTTTGGGCTGAGAAGGAGATTGATGGTGTCTGAAGACAAAAAAGAACACTGCACGTTCAAAGACAACGTGCTGCACTGCACAGCTTGTGGTGCAAAGAAAACATTGAAGTTGCCACTTGAAGTGCGTGACTTCACATTGAAATGCAAACAATTTATCAACGCGCATGAGAAATGTGCAACTGGAGAGAAGAAATGAGATTGACAAACACCATTCGAGAAGCATTTGTTCGCGCTGCAATGCACGATGTTCCAAAGATTGATTATGAAGAACAGGCGCAGAAGATTGCTAAAGATGCGCTGTCTGCTGCATTGCCTGATTCGATTAAGAAGATCATCAAAGATGAGTTGCAATGTGAATACTTGAATCGTGAATACATCACGATGCCGCGACGATTCTCAAACTTCTACTTCTTTGCTCAGAGAAATGATTGTGGAGTACTACAAAGTAGACATCCAAAGGTCTGGGAAAAAGTTACAGAGCTTCACGCCAAATATGAGCAGCAGATCAAAGACCACAACGAGTTAAGCATCAAGCTAACAGCAGTGGCAAATTCTGTGACTACTCGAAAAGCGCTCGTGATGGCTTTGCCAGAGTTTGAAAAATACTTACCAGCTGATGAGGAAAAGGCAGTTCGCACTTTACCTGCGATTGCAAATGTAGTCTCTGAATTCACAAAAGCAGGCTGGCCAAAAACACAACCTAAAGGAAATGCAAAATGAGTTTTGAAGTAAAAAAAGCACAGCGCCAAGGTGCGCGTTTATTGATCCAGCTTTCTGGCGTGTCTGGCTCTGGCAAGACATTCACAGCGTTGCAACTGGCTTACGGTCTGGCTGGTAACGATGCAGACAAGATCGTTCTCATTGACACCGAGAACCGCCGTGGTTCGTTGTACGCAAACGCACTACCACAACCATTCAACATCATCGACTTTTATTCGCCATTCAGTCCAGATCGCTACATTGCTGCAATCGAAGCTGCGTGTAATGCTGGCGCTGAAGTGATTGTCATTGACTCTGTGACGCACGAATGGGAAAGTGAAGGCGGCTGCGAGTGGATTGCAACCCAATCACGCTTCCCAGATTGGAAGACTGCAAAGAAGTTGCACAAGCGTTTTATGACGTACATGCTGCAATGCCCTGCGCACATCATCGCTTGCACACGCGCTCGTGAGAAGGTTGACTTCAGCAATCCGAAAGATCCGATTAAGCTCGGCATTCAGCCAATTCAAGAGAAGAACTTTTCGTATGAAGCGACTGTCAGCTTGATGATGCAGAATCAAGGCTACTCGCAAGACGTGCTGAAGTGTCCTGCTGAGCTGCAAGGTATTCTTGGTCGTGGTCAAGGCTACATCACATCCGAAGATGGCATGAATTTGCGTCAGTGGGTTGATGGCGCGGCTAAAGTTGATCCGAAGATTGAGCATCACCGTGGTCTTATCTTGAACTCGACTGAAGGCGGCACTGAGTCATTGAAAGCTGAGTGGTCGAAGACTCCAGCGGAGATCCAGAAAGCACTAGGCAAAGCATTCCTCGACTCGGCCAAGGCAAGCGCCAAAGCATTCGATGATCAGCGTGCATTCGGCACGGCCAATGAGGATGAGTCAATCGCTTCGCTGAATGCTCTTGCTGGCCAACAGACAGCTGCTCCAGTTACTGCTGAGGCACCAAAATCAGAACCGCAACAACCGAAAGCAGACGATGACGAACCAATGTTTTGATCCAGACACAGTAAGGGTCAACTTCATACTTGGGATCTGCGAGATCAATTTGATTCTCGAAGGTCTGAAGTCACAAAATCCAGAAGCGGCTCGTCCGCTGTTTGAGATGATGAGAAACGCAGCTCTTGAGGAAATCAAGGCTGCTAAAGAAACGCATAAATTATCAATGAAGGAGTTAGAAAATGGCGTCAGTAAATAAAGTGATTTTGATGGGCAACACAGGGCGAGATCCTGAAGTGCGCTATCTTCCCAGCGGTCAAGCAGTTGCAAACGTGAGCATTGCAACATCAATGAAGCGCAAAAACAAAGACACAGGTGAGATCACTGAAGACACTCAGTGGCATCGCGTGACTTTTTATGATCGACTCGCTGAGATCGCTGGTGAGTACGTCAAAAAAGGCAGTCCAATTTATGTTGAAGGCCGACTGAAGTACGGCGTATACACAGACAAGACTACTGGCGTTGAGAAAAACACCACAGACATCATTGCGACCGAGCTTCAGTTGCTTGGCGCTAAGCCGCAAGGTACTACTGGCCATCCTGCACAGCAACGTCCTGCTGCTGCACCTGCGCCACAACAGCGTCCAGCGTATCAGCCGCCAGCTCGTAGCGATGGATTCAAAGACATGGATGACGACATTCCATTCTGATGAAAAAAATGCCGTGGCCCCCATTACAAAGCCACGGCATTCAACACCCTCTTAGGAGAAACGGCGAAAAACCAGTTCATAGTTTACTGGAATTCGTATGTCAACAGAAAAGAATATTCAAAATGCTTCACTACTTGCAATCGGTTCTGATCCAGACGTTCTGGCAATGCGACTTCAATCGGGCATCTTTCGCTCAATGGATGATCCAAGCCGAATCGTTAAAGTCGGAACGCCGGGCGTCTCGGACTCGATTGCAGTCGTTCGAGTCAAGATCACGCAGGAGATGGTTGGCAAGGATGTGGCTGTCATTGCAGCCGCAGAATTCAAAACTGCCAAAGGCAAACAGCGTGAAGCCCAAATCAAGTGGCAAGAAGCATTCGAAAAGCGGGGTGGCCGGTATCGTCTTATCAGGTCGCCACAACAGATGAAGGAGTTTATTGATGAAGTCAGAACAAAACCTTATGGTGACTGATTGGTTTCCGCAGACGGTAAAACCATTCAGAGCTGGCCTATATGAAATCAAGCCTTGGAATAACGGAACTGCGTTCTCATACTGGAACGGTAGGCGCTGGGGTTTCAGATGTCAGTTCAAGTCAACTGCATTTCAATACAGGCACGAAGATGCTCTTGGATCAATCGGTAAATGGCGCGGCCTAGCCAAAAAGCCATGACAGAAAAATCACACGCAGCCGAAGCAGAGCTACTGAAATTTCTAGAGCGGCGTAGCAATACGTCACTATATGTCTTCAGAGTCGTGCAGTGGCTAAAAGAAAAATACCCAGCTTCACACGCTAAGTTGCTACCGAAGTTGCGTGTCATTTACAAGGAGAAGCGGAATGCTGAGAGATGAAATTATTGAGATGGCTAGACAGGCTAACTTTTTAACGCACCCAGAAAATACTTACATCATTTCACCTCATCCATCGGAAGATGCAGATTTGTATGAAGAACTTGAAGCCTTTGCCAAACTGGTAGCAGCTAAAGAGCGAGAACATTACGAGGGCGTGTTAACTAAAATCTGCGTTCAATGCCGAAGCAATGAGTGGGGGCCGCTTACTCATAAAAAAGAAATCTTGAATTGGTTCCACGATTTTGCAGCCAACGCTTTGGAAAGAGGTGAAGCATGACACGAGACGAAGTTCTTAAATTGGAAAACGACATGGCTTTCATGGCTTGCATCTGGATTGATGACGAAGGCAATGAGGTGAATGATCTGGTGAGGTTCGCTCAGCTTGTAGCATCAAAACAGCAGGCCAGAATTGAAATGCTTGAGATGGAAATCACGGCGCTTGAGGAGAAGGTCAAAGACTTGCGCGATAGGTTGAATGTGATTCAATTGGAAAGCGAGGTAAGAGATGGAGAGCGTTGAAATAAATCCGAACCTTGCGATGTCGTTGACTCGCCAGTTTGGAATCACAATTATGAACAGTGAAGGCGAGAAGATTGTTCAAATGCTCAAGTTCATGCACAGACAAGGATTTGAGAATGGCGCTGCAATTGAGCGTGAGATGTGCGCAAAGATTTCCGATGAATTTATTGGAGCAGACCAAATCGCTTCCGCAATCCGAGCAAGAGGTGAAGCATGAAATCAATAATCGCATTCATATCAATCTACATCACAGCATTTCTAATCACATTCGGACATGCCTACACAACAGCCGACAAGACTAGAGAGTTCGCTGGCTACACGATAAATGTTGGCAAAGGAACCAGAACAACAGAAGCATTTATATCTGCTATGTTTTGGCCTCTATACGTCTCCATCCTTGCGTGGGAATGACATCACATCTGTGATATAGTTTTTAGGACAACGGCTAGGGTAGCTCCCGAAAAGAGGCTTTGACCACCTCCTGCCGCCTGTCTTTCT